AGGGACCCTGCCTCCGTGAGTTGCACGATTTAACACCTCAAAAGTAAAAGGGGATGACTATACAAGAGATGCGCGAGCAGAAGATGCAGCAAGCATTAAACTATTACGCAACTATAGCAGATGCAGCTAGAGCGCTAGGAGTACACCCTAGAACTTTATACAGATTTATAGAAAAAAAAATAACAAATGACTGAACTACAACAAACAATACACGACCAGCGAGTGCTCCAATACGGAGCGCACCGCGATTTAACGCCAGGCGTTCAGAGTCTAATTTATACACTAGCTTGTGTAGAGGCTGAGGAGCAGCAGCTGCAGGAGTTTTGCGATACTAACGGCACATGCTACCAGGTAACTGGCAAAAGCGGAGATGTATATAGTAGAATGCGCCCAGAGTGGCAGCAGCTAAAAGAGGCTAGAATGAGAAAGCAAGCAATTATAGCAAGGCTAGAAAATTGGATAGGAGAGGCAGCGCCCAAAGATGACGAGTTATCTGAGTTTCTTAAATGAGTTACTACTTCGATGAAGATGCTGCCGAGCGCGCTGTAACATTTATAGAGAAATTTTGCACCCATGTAAAAGGTGAGCTAGCAGGCAAACCCTTTATACTAGAGGAGTGGCAAAAAGATGATATTATACGCCCGCTTTTTGGATGGAAACGTGAGGCCGATGGATTAAGAAAGTACCGCACCTGCTACGTAGAAATTCCGCGAAAAAATGGTAAAAGTAACCTAGCAGCAGCTTTAGCCCTTTATTTACTATTTGCAGACGGCGAGCCTGGGGCAGAAATAATTAGCGCTGCAGGTGATAGAGGGCAGGCAAATATTGTTTTTCAGATTGCAAAAGAGATGATAAACAACAATAAGCATTTAAGAGCTAGGGCCAAGGTGCTTAGAAATATTGTAGAGCACAAAGGGAGCTGGTACAAGTCAATAAGCGCAGAGGCATACACTAAGCACGGCCTAAACTGCCATGGTATTATATTCGATGAATTACACACCCAGCAAAATCGTGAGCTGTGGGATGTACTTACTACGTCAGTAGGGGCTAGAAGGCAGCCGGTTATAATTAGCCTAACTACTGCAGGCCATGACCGCTCAAGTATATGCTACGAAATGCACGAGTATAGCGAGGCCCTTATTAATGGCTCTATAGTAGATGAAACTTTTTTACCGGTGCTGTATAAAGCCGATGCAGATGATGAGTGGACTAGCCCAAAAACATGGAAAAAAGCAAATCCGGGTTACGGCTCAATATGTAATGAGGCTTATTTTAAGGATGCGGTAAAAAAGGCTAAGAGTAACCCCTCAATGATAAATAGTTTTCTTAGGCTTCATCTTAACGTGTGGACTAGCGCAGAAACTGCATGGATTCCAGACGATATATATATGAAGGGCGCTAAAAAAATACCATTTGACAAATTAACTAGCTTACCAGCGTATGGGGGCCTAGATTTAGCTAGTACACAAGATTTAACAGCTTTTGCTTTAATTTTTAGAGATGATGAAAATGAGTGTTTTTACCTTATTTGCCATCAATTTGTAAACTCAGAGAAGGCTCACAGCAAAAAATTAGCCGCAGGGATAGATTATATACAATATGCTAGAGATGGAGATATAACCATAACGCCAGGCAATGTAACGGATTATAGAATAGTCAAGCAGCATATTTTAGATGCTTGTGAGAAGTACGATGTACGAGAGATAGGTTACGACCCTAAATTTTCTACTTATATAGTAAGCGAACTACTAGAAAATGATATAGAAATGGTGCCAATGGCTCAAAATATTACAAGCATGAACGGCCCTACAAAAGAGATGGAAATGGAAATAATGAAGGGCAACGTTATTCATGGCGGTAATAAGTGTTTGAGGTGGCAATTTGGCTGCGCTATTATCTACACAGACAATAATGAGAACAAAAGAGTGATAAAAGAGCAAAAAGAAAATAAAAAGGTAGATGGCGTAATAGCCTCAATTATAGCCCTTAATAGCTACGTGCAAAACAAAATTGATGGAGATGATGATATAATACTAGATATTTTAACACTATAAATTTGGAATTAAGATGTTTTTGTGCTATAATACGCGCGCATGAGTACACTAGCAGAGAGAATTAGAGGCCTTTTTCGTTATCGTGTAGATAAATATGATAGCAAGGCAGTAGCTCAAAACGTTGGATTATTTCCAATGACGAAAAGCGGGGCATCCATAAATGAAAATAGCGCACTAGCAATTAGCACAGTCTACGCATGTGTATATAAAATAGCCTCAACTATAGCAGCTCTAGGTTTAGAGTTATATGTAAGAAATGGCAATAGGGTAGAGGTAGCAAATGTACACCCAGCGCGAGAGCTTTGCACAGTTAAGCCAAATGAGGCTCAAACGCCTTATGAATTTTGGGAAACTATTATAGCTAGCGCTGTACTCTATGGGGTAGGTTATGCTATTATAGAGCGTGATAATAGAGAGTATGCTAATAGGCTTATATGGGTGCATAATGTAGATGTAGAGTTAAAGGAGGTACAAGGCGAGAAAGTATATACAGTTAGAGAATATGGCGTAGTAAGGCCTGAAAATATGCTAACGATATGCAACCTTTTCCGCATGAGTCCGATTAGATTGCACCGCGAAAATCTAGGACTAGCTAAAAGCGCTCAGGATTTTGGTAGTGAGTACTTTGGCTCTAGTGGGCAGATGACTGGTGTACTAACATCAGACCAACCACTAAAAAAGGAGCAAATGGATATCATTCAAGGCTCGTGGAATAGTGGCGCAGGGAGCGCAGGAACTAAGTTAATGCCGTTTGGCTTTAAGTATCAACGTATATCTATTGCACCAGACGAGGCGCAATTTATAGAAACTAGACAATTCCAAGCGCAAGAAATATGTAGAATTTTTAGCGTACCTGCAGCGCTAGTACAACTACCAGGCTCAGAAACTTACAATAATGTTGAGCAACAAAATTTAATGTTTGCTAGGCATACTATACAGCCTTGGGTAAAGAGAATACAACAAGAAATAGATAAGAAGTTAATACCTAGTTTTGATAAGCCTGCAGTATATTCTAAATTTAATCTAAATGATTTATACCGCGGTGATATGGATGCCCGCGCTGGGTTTTTTACTCAAATGCTACAAAGCGGAGTAATGAGCATAAACGAGGTTAGAGCTGAGGAGGATAAAAACCCAATAAAAGGCGGTGATGTTCACCTAGTCCAAGTTAATCAAATCGCTTTAGACAAAATAGAGGACTACAGCGAGGCGGTATCAAATAACAAAAATAACGATGGAGGAAACGAAAATAACAAACCAAGAGAATCAGCAGAATAGAGAGGAGCTAGAAACTCGCGCCCACTATTCACTTAGCACTAGCACAATTGAGGCTAGGAGTGATAGTGATGATATGATAATAGAGGGCTATGCAGCATTATACGATAATGAAACTAATATAGGCCCATTTAAGGAAACTATAGCGCGCGGTGCTTTTGACGATGTACTAGATAATGATGTACGCGCTCTTATGAATCATGACCCTAATTACGTTCTGGGCCGCACTGGAGCCGGCACGCTTGAGCTAGAGCTAGATGATACTGGGTTAAAGTACCGCATTAAATTAGGTGAGCAGCAGTACGCAAAGGATTTATATGAAAGTGTAAAGCGTGGAGATATTTCTCAAAGCTCTTTTGCCTTTACAATTGCAGAGCAGAGCTGGAGCGAAGATAGGAGCGTGAGAAGTGTAGATAAGGTAGCAACCTTGCTAGATGTATCTCCAGTCACATATCCCGCTTATAAAGATACTCATGGTTTAGTAGCTAGAAATGAAGATACTGAGCCAGAGCAAATAGATAACGCTGTAGATAATACTACTAGCGAACAAAATAAAAAAGTTAAAAAAACAACTAAAAAAAGAAGTAAAATGAACTTGAAAGAGTTAAACGAGCTTCGCGGAAAGTTTTACAATGAGCATGTTTCTTTAGTAGAGAATGCTGAGAGTGAGGGCCGCGAACTGACAAACGAAGAAGAAACAAGAGCGGACTATCTAGAATCAGAAATAGAGCGCTTAGATAACAAAATCAAGCGCAGAAAAGCGCACGAGGATATGATTGCGCGTACTGCTTCAATGAGCGGCATGGGTGTGTCTGAGGCAAAAGAGATTGAGAAAGTTAACCGTAACTTTTCTTTAACTAGAGCAGTACACAGCATTTCAGTAGGCCAGCCTTTAACGGGCGCTGAAGCAGAGTGGGCGCAAGAGGCTCGCAAAGACATGCAGAGCAGAGGTATGCAGATGACTGGGCAAATCGGTATTCCAGAGCGCGCTTTATATCGTGCTGGAGGTGTTGACGATTTCCAAGCAGGTTCAGGAGATGGCTCAGGGTTTGTATCAACAGATGTACCTGGAGTAATTGAGGCTCTAAGAGCTGCGCCACTTATTGAAACTGTAGGAGCTACAACTATACACGGGGCAACTGGTACAGTACAATTCCCTAGAGTATCAAAGAAGGCATCAGGCCACTACGCTACAGAGGTGCAGGATATGGCTACTGCTGGTTTATCGGGCATGGAGATGGATGAGGTTACACTCTCTCCAAACCGCTACACGAACAGCACAGTATTTTCAAAGATGCTTGTAACTCAGGGAGGGCCTGCTGTTGATGCTCTTATTGCTAATGAGTTAATGGCTGGAGTAAACGAGAAGATTGATGTAGATGCTTTTGCTAAGACTACTACAGTTAACAACACTTCTCTAGGTGGAGCTTTAACTGCTGCTAACCTTTTTGAATTAGAGAAGGACGTGCTAGCTGCTGGTGGAGATTTCGCTAATTGTAAGTGGGTAATGAGCCCAACTGGCTGGAAAGTTTCGAGAGATTTAGCTACTGTTGCATCTATTGATGCCTTCTGGGTAGGCTCTCAGTTCGATGGCTTTGATGCTATTGCTACTCCAAACCTACTAGATAGCTCAGCTAATAAAGGGCAGATAGTATTTGGCGACTTTGCTAAAGGTATCGTATATGTAACCTTTGGAGGTTTAGATTTATTAGTAGACCCATATAGTAATGCAGCGACTAATCAAATCGCTTTACACGTTACTAAGTTTGCAGATACAGAAGTACGCCAAGGCGATGCTCTAGCGTCTGTTAGCGAGGCAGAGTAATAGAGATAAATTAAATTAAAGGGGGCGGGTATTGCGCCCGCCTCTTTTTTATTCTTATAAGATGAAATTAGAAATAACTACACAGCCAGCAGGCACTGACCTTCTACCATTAGCTACAGCTAAGGAATTTTTACGCGTAGACCATACCGATGAAGATACCACTATAGAGGCTTTAATTAATGCTGCTGTTCAACATTGCCAAGACTATACAAATAGGCATTTTGTTAGCTCTAATTTTACATTAAGCCTAGATGATTTTTATAATTGTGAATTTTCTATTGGCCCCATCAACACTATAACAAGTGTAACTTATAAAGACGCAGGTAACGCTGCGCAAACTTTAGCTACTTCAAAATATTGGTACGATACTAAGCGCGAGCCTGGGCGTATTCATTTTGATAACCCACCAGACACCTACGATGATGATTTTAACGTAGTAACTATATCGGGTACACTAGGGGCAGCGCCTCCACATCCTATAATGCACGCTGTTAAATTGCTAGTAGCTCACTACTACGAAAATAGGCACG